GAATGTATTCTCAGGACTATCTACATTAGGCAATAATCTTACTAGGTAAGAGTTACCTGCTGTAGTCTTCAAGAAATCCTTAAAATTGGAGTTACCCTTTTTATTATTACTTTCTTGTAGTGTCTTCTTTATACTTTCAAACATGCTTTTGTTATATCCGCTCATAATTTCCTTCTTTCTTTATACTTTTGGTTTTATCTATTTTTATCTTGTTATTTGTTATAATTATATATTATAATTGTTGTTTTTCAACGTGTTGTCTATTTTTTATTCTGTTTAATCCGATTATTATTAATTGCTTTGCATATTTCGATCTATTGTATTTCTCCTTATAATTGTATAGTCTATCTCCAAAGTCACCCATCAATAAATCTCTTTCATCCTCTGGTGTATTGTAGATTAAATCATCAATACCTTTGAATCCGAAAATGACATACGGTGATATTTGACCCTGTCTTATTTGTTTCATCCAGGTATAAGTCACACCTGGTTTTTCTAAAATGTATTCATCAAAATTGATCTTGTTTTGTTCACAATATTTACCTATTGATATGATAGAATCCTTAATATATTGTAATGATTCATCACTATCTGGATCTTGTTCTTGGAGTTGTTTTTTGTAAACTGTATAGGTCCTTGTTGCTGCGGGAGTTATAAAGAAATCTACTCCAAAATATTCTTTATCTTTCCATAATTCATATGGTGCCTTAAAATATAATTCTTTATTAATTGAAGGAAATCTTCTAAAAAAATTTTCCATAATGACCCATTTATTATAATCATCAGAATCTTCAAATCCATTAAAGTCTTTTCGAACTTTAAAAGGTTTGTTTCTGGACCTTCTAGAGACGACTAAATGTGTATTATAAATAGCTTCTAATGTTTCGTTGTCTTTTTCCATTTTTTAATCCTGGAGCTAACAACTTTAGATTTACATAAAATTGGATATCTAACTATCATCTCTCTAACCAATTCTTCAAATGTATCTATTCCTGTCATCTCTAATAATATTTCTCTAATTTGTTCATTCTCTACTAATATTAACAAGTAATTTGTGTAATTCACCTTCTTAACTTGTATAATGGATAAGAATGATCCAAATTGTAATAGGCATTCATCCAATTCTTTATTTCCTAAATAATGTGAGGCATCTTGATTGCATGTCATTGAAGCATTACTAGGTAATGTATAATCATTTTCATTTATGTTCATATGGGGTTAAAGTTTTACTAAACTCAATGAACTTTTCAGAGACAGAGCCACCTGCTGCATATGCATGCCCGCCTCCATCTCCGCACACTTCTTGTCCAAATTCAATAAGACTAATATCTTGTATTTTGACATTTCTTCTAAAGCTCACTCGGTTCGTATTCATATTTACCACAATTGCAATATCTGCACCCTTATCATCAAGTAAATAGTCCGCCACATCGTTAATAGCTGTATTGGCAAATGCACTCATTATCTTACAAGAACGTCCTTGGACATCTTTAGTAATTGAATAGATTTCTAAATCTCTCTTAATTTGTTCAATTTTAGTTAAATGTTGTTTTATTAGATTCTGTTGTTTAATATTGAATCCTTTGAATCCATTATAAAAGTCTTCTATAAACACATTGAATCTGTTTTGGGTATTCCAATATAAAACATTAAGATTCTTTGAATCTGGTAACTGAAGTGTATAACTATCATAATCGTCACCCAATAATATTAATTTCTTTCTATTATTGGAAAGTTTAATATCTGTAATCTTTTCAAATACCTTATATGCCAATTTACAAGCAGATGGATATTCCTTTACAATTGCTGTTGCGTGCTGATAAGGACCAGTATCTACATGTGTTTTGTGATGATCAATAATAAAATGTTTAGGTGTGTCTATTAGATCTTTATGTTCTCCAACATCTAAATCTAATATGAATATCTTATCAAATTTATCTGGATTCCATCTTGATAAAAATTTTGTATATTCAGTTCTAAAGTTTGTCACTGTTGTTGTAGTGCAGCTTATTTCATCATCTGGATGAAACCATACAAATACTAAATAACTGACAACGCCGTCTAAATCACAATCTGTGAATATATGATATTTTTTCATTTTAATACTTTCCTATTAGTGGGTTACTTGTTGTTCCTAAATCTCTTAATATATTTTCTATTGTATCGTCTGCTGCTGTTACATCTTGATTGCTAATTATATCATCGTTTGTTTGATACATATATAATGTATCATAATCTATGCGCATTCCTTTAGTTCCAAAATTGGGACCATATCGATTCTTTTGCATTCCTAAATGAATAATACCTAAATCCTTATCTGTTTCATTGCTCCATACTGCAAACATTACGTCCGCTGTATGTGCTAGACCCATACTCTCACTGGTACTTTCTAATCCAGGATCGGCTTTGTCATAACCAGAACGATTTAACTGTGTTGCACTTACAACTGGGCATTCGAATATATAACTCAATGCTCTTAATTGTTCGGTAACTTGTTTAACATCAGTATAACTATTACCAGTTACAACTGTAGGTGCAATTAGATTAATATAGTCCACAATAATAACATCAGGTTTAATTCCTTTTTTGTTAATCAGTTGTTGAATATATGCTCTAATATGATTTACAGTTATTTCCTTTGGTGCATATTCTTTTATGAATAATCTAGAATTCTTTTTATTTCGATAATCTTTAATGAAATCTTTTAATTCATCAGTTCTTCCTGCAATAGTTCCTAATGGTATCTTAGATAATTGACTACTAATTCTTTTAGCATAAACAGTTTCGGACATTTCCATAGTTATAATAACCACAGTTTTGTCTTGAGGAATAATATTTGCACCAATATTACCTAGCACAATACTTTTACCACTGTTAGTTGCACCTGTTACAACATATAGTGCTCGTCCAGTTTCAATTAGTCCTCCACCTATCATTTTATCTAACCAATCAAAACCGGTTGATATATAGGTATTAGTTTTTTGTAAAGCATCTACATGGGTATCAATATCACCAAAATAATCACATCCTAAACTATCTACAATACTTAGATTACATGCTGCTGCAAAAGTTTCATATACTCTATTAGAATCTACTGTATCATTTGAAAAATCATCGGCAGTTTCTATTACGGCTTGTTGCACCGCTCTTTCTCTGAAGAATCTTTCAGTATTCACTATTAATTCATCATAGTGATATGTTTTATCTAATTCTGCAAAGCTGGCAACAATTCGTTTAAATGCCTCTTTATGTTCCAGTTCTGTCAATTGTAACTTTATTTCGGTTGTATTGGGTGTCTTATTGTGCTTTTTATAAAAGTTGCTAATGACACTCATTACAAGCTTAACATCGGAGTTATTAAAAAAAGCGGGTTGTACCACATCTACAATACTAGCTAAATAGGTTTCATTAACTAGCGAGTTATATACAACCACGCTTTCAAACAACTTCCAATCTATTGGTGAAGTTTTTTCTTTTTTCTTCATTCAGAGGCTTCAGGTAAAGTTTGTTGTTCTTCTTTGTTATATTTTAACTTATCTTTTAAAACTTTCTCTAGTGCCGGAATACATTTCTTTTCCCAAAAATCTACATCATGCTCCCATGTCTTAGCATAACCGATTTTTTCTTCACCCATTAGATATGTTGGTCCTGATGGTGTAATTACTCCAAAATCAACAGCTAGATCTTTTAATCCTGTATACTTAGATAATCCATTTAGGAAATTTAAATATAATTCAGTCTTTAAGAAAGGTGGAACAAAACGATTTTTAACCGTCATTGAAGATAATGTAACACCACTTACCTTATTTGCATTAGGTAAAAGACCTTCATCATCTTTTTCTGCCTTTTCTGTTCTAACTGCCATTTGAATTAATAGACTTGCTAGATATACTGGACCCGAACCACCGGATTGATTCTTTACTAAACTAGGATACATTGCTGCAGGATCTGCATATGTATGGTTAGAAAAGATCATAGTGACATTTGCCTTAGCACATTTATAAGTAAGGGTGCGCATCATGCTCTTAATTGCCTTAGCTCTTAATCCCATGTCTGTTGCATTTTTACCTTGACGTGCATCTTCAATCTCCTTAGAACTAGCTAAGTTTCCTAAACTGTCTAATCCCATAATAAACTTACCATGGAGACTTGGATCCGCAATAACATTATCCAAAAAGGTAACCATTTGATTTCTACATTCTTCAATAGTTTCTACTGGACAATATTTAATTTCACTTGCATTACATCCCATTGATTCAGCAATAGAACGATCGGCAGCAGCCTCTGAATCCCATATTACAGGAATCATTCCCATTCTTTGTGCATTAGCCATAATCTTCATCATGATTAGTGTTTTACCACAACCAGATGGTCCGACAAGTCCTGTGATTCTACCCACAGGAATGCCGTCATATAATGAACCAGAACAAATGGCATTTAGTGCCATACTACCAGTATCGATCCAACGCGTTACAACTGATAACGTATTTTCTGAAAGCATGGAAGCTTCAGGGTTCATTTTATCCAATGCTTTAAAAATACTGGATATATCTACACCATAAGATGTTGTTTTGGCCATTTTAGTCCTCAAACATTTTTACAACATTACCTTTGGGTTTTGCTTCGGTAGGTGCAACAATTGTAGAATCAGGCATAATAATATTGCTGAACATATTATTATATTGTGACTGAAGTTTGATATCCAAAACAATTCCTTCACTTTCAACAATAGTTGATCTATTGTAACTCCAAGTAGTATCTTCATTTTTGTCAGCCTGAAATTCTTTAAAGAATAATGGATACAACTGTAGTGCCATTTGATTAGTTTGCTGATTAGGAACAATATGTACAATGACGGGATTTTTGACTCCCAAATACTCTTTGCCCTTTGGACTATCTACCTCTTCGCCGATAATTGTACGACCTACTGCATCTAAAAACGTTACTAACTTTTTGCTCATAATTTCTAATTTCTCCTTATATTAATTTACTCTATTTCCCTGAAAAATCAACTCAATAAACTCAATAAATCATTGATTGGTTCTTCATTTAAATCAATTACTCTCCACCCTAGTGCATCATATAAACGCTCCACAGCTTTGTATACTGATTTGTTAAACATCATCTCGTAATCTATGTCAATTCCAAACTCTGGCGGATACTCTTGAAGGAATCCAATACAGGATAATCCATACTTATTTTTTGCCGCATAGAAGTACTTTATTTTGTCACCAGACTTAATTTTTTCATACTTGTTATCTATACCCAAATCGGTGATTAACTTATTGTAATAAATTGCAGCTTTACAATGTATTGGTGTCCCTTTGCCCACATTAAGTCCGTTTGCTAAGGCAGCATATTTTTCTAATCCTTTAATACCTCTAGGTGAAGCAATATCTTGAATAGAAAGTTTCTTATATTTATTATATGCATCTCTATATGCCTTCTGAGTTGCATGATAGTCCTTAGTTTCCAAAACCGTCTTTACAATCTTTTTAATTAGGGGTTTAATCTTAGCCGGTGTTGATGTAGAAGCAATTTCGACACCAGTATATTTTGTCTTATTACAAGCAATACCTTCGTCATCTAAAATGTGTAAGATATATCGTTTCTTCTTTTCAAAGAAAATAGCTGCATCACAAATAGATTCCCGTTTGAATACGAAACGACTATCCTTTGTATTCAGATTTTTTTGTGCCCAAATTGTAACATTTTCGTTTAGATACTTACCAAATTCTTCTATTAAGCCATAAGCTGGTTTTGTAACCTTACCATTTTCTGTTAAATCAATTCCCTTTGCTTTTAATAGATTTTTAAATGTAAAATAACAACTATCCGTATCACTATAGATATTAATGTCTTCGTCGACACCATGGTCCTTAGCAAATTGTAATCCAATTTCCGCGGCCTGTTTAACAACAGCTTGCCCCGTTAAAGTAATACTTGATGCAATGTCAACATCTGAAAAGGGACTATATTTATTAGCAAACGTTCCATATAAACGGTTCAGAAGAATCTTCTTAGTATATTGCATAATTTCAAGATGATCAATATCTTTAGTTATCTCTCTAATTTCATCTTCATTTTCTAATTTGGATCTTTTTAGTTTAAGTGACTTTTGTTCTTTTTTGTCCTTAACACGATCAGCATAAATGATATCTACTAGTTCAGGACAGAATCCTTTATGTTTCTGACTAAATAAAATCTTTGCTTTAGAAATGGCAACGTCTTGCTGTTTTACAAATTCTGCAAATTGTGTATGTGTAAGAGTATATCTTTTTTCATTCGCTAACAATAATTCTATATGTTCATCATCTGTTTTAAGTATTTTTCCTAATTTAGTTTCAGGACTAATATTTAAGGTAATGATCGTATTTGGATATAGACTGTTTGCATCAAAACTTACTATTGCTTCATGTAATCCCTTATTAGGATTCTTAACATAACCACCATCATATGCTTCTACGTCACCCTTAGGAAATGTAGGAATGATCATATTTTTTGATAGTGCTTGAAGTGCAAGGGCTCCTGTTACTATACTAACTGTTCCCAATGCAGCTTCAAAATTAGTCATACCTAAATATGCTAACATTCTTACTAACATTAGGAATTGAAGTTTTCTTTCAAGTCCAGAAACAATAGCGGTATCTTGAATGTTATATCTAACAAAAGTATCCCAATCTGTATCTTGTAATTGACTAAGACCAGTTGCATTGAAAGCTAATTTACCTTTGCCTAGTTCTACTTCACCGATATGGTCCAATTTATAACTTTCTTGTTTACCACGACTGAAAGTCATATAAAGATCCATATAGTCAATAATGCTAAGTCCTTCAATAGACCATTTAACGCCTACTTTACCGAATTTAAGAACTACATTCTCACGTTTGCGTAATT